GGATATCTGATGCTTCTGCAACGAAGATTTCTGCGTGTTCGTTTTCGTATCTATTATATTCTAAGCCAAAGAGAGCATTTAAACCTGGTTCTAACTCTTTGACCAACTGGGATCTTGAAATAGCCATAATTTACCTCTCTAAGTTAGTCCACCGCTTTGACGGTAGAAGTGATTATTAATTCTAACAAGAACGTTTGCATTAGCAGTAGTAGTATCTTCATTGTTAGGATCTTGGCTTATATCTACAGCCATTACCATAAATGTAGATGCACTATCACCTGTGCTTACATCAAGTTGAACTTTTGAAATACCAGTAACAGTATTACCAGTTACATTGGTTACAGAATAGTTTTTAAACAGTTCTGATCTAGTAAATGCTGCATCAGCATCCATTAGAAACAATGTATCAGGATCATCAATTACATTTGCAACAATGTCATCTGCATTGATAGATCCAGGGTAAAAATTGCTAAAGGTAGGTTTTTGTGTTGTTGGGTCTGTGTAAAAACACCCGTTAAATACACCGACAACGTGATCCGAAGTACCTGCACTATGTCTAGCTACATTACCTGTAGACGTTGGGACAACTAAGTCACCTTGAAAGATTGCAGTACCTTCATTTTGTTTTATCGTGTATCTGTTTTGGGCGTTATTCCACGGAGCACCATTCAACGACTTGTATGGTCTTAGACCAAACTTTTCAGCTACGTTAGCCATATGTTATCTCCTTTTATAACTAAGTTAAACAAATACAGCGATGGCTTTTATCAAAAAATTATGATTTACGTCCACCACCAAAAGTTACACGAGATTGTCTGTTAATATTAACAGGCATCTCTGGTCGTTGTTCCCTTAGAATGTCGTTGTCAACGGCTTTCACTTGGTCAGCTGTGATACTTTGAAAGTATCGCTTGCGCTGTTCGACAGTTTCTTCAGGTATCCTTGCCAACACAAGGCCACCAACCCCGATTAACCCCTGATATTGTCCGCTTTGTATCACTGGATAGTCGTGATCACCAAGTTGATTTTTAATCTCCTCAGCTCTTACAAATTCCCATCCCTCTCTTAGTTTTTTTGATACATTACCTGTATCAGCTTGACCAACGAGTTCGGTTCTTATCCAACGATGCACAAAGCCCTGTGGTGCAGGGGGAGCATCTAGACTTGACGGTGGCGTCCAAGGTTTATTCCTATTTGGCTTATTCTCTTGTGACGCGCGTGAGTTTCTTTTTATAGTATCATTCATATTTCTACCTTTTCACGTGTTTTGCGTATAATTCTAGCGGCACTCCTAATTTTTTGGCAATAGCCACCTCTGAACGAGTGAGTTTCACAGTTCTGCGCCCTTCCTGTTTACGCCCCGCAGAGGCAACAGTTTGGACGGGTTGTTGTCTTTCATCAGCAAACTTATGAGGAAAATTTTCCCTAATAAGTTTGTTAACTTCATTGTAATACTCATCTGACTCTGGGTCAAACCCCTGTGTAATTAAGTCTTCGTGTATTCCATATGCAGCACTTGTCATAACCCTATCACTACCAAACCATTCGTTATCTTCAGCCCACTTTTCCGCTTTTTTTGAGGGTTGAGGTAAATTCTGTGGTTGTGGTGCTTGTTGTGGTTGTTCTGCTGCAGCTTTTGTTTCTGTTTCTATTTTATCTTTTTTAATTCTTGCTTTTTCTTTTTCAACAGCTAAACGTGTTAATTCATCGTTGGCCTCCATAATTTGATCGGCATTGTTTTCTTCAATTGCTTTTTTTAATTTTACTTTAACTTGTTCTCTTTGTGCATCAACACGGGCATCAAACTCCGCAACATAATTTTTGTCGGTGTCCGTAGCATTTTTTTGTAAACCAGACATTTTATTTTGCAATCCTTTTGCATAATCTAAAGCTGCTTTTTCTCTTCTCTCAGCTTCTCTGTATTTTCGAGTGAGTTGAGCAATTCTTTTTTGCACATTCTGTGAAACATTTTCTAGATCGTCTTTATTTTCTTTTGGTTCTTCTATAACTTTTGTTTTGGTATCTTCTTTAATTGGATCAGTATAACCAAGATCAACCTCTTCAGTTTTTGGAGTTTCCTCCTCTTTTTTTTCAGCCACTGTAAGAGTTTCCTCTTTTACGTCATCTGTATCTAATTCTACTTTGTTTTCTTCTTGCATTTTTAATCCTTAGAATAAAGCGAGGATATCCTCGGGTTTGTTAATAGTGCCGATGATCTCATCATCATTTAAGATTCTGTGTTCACCGTATTTAGTCTTAAAACGAGCACCAGCATACCGTCCATAAACAATAAACTGACCCTCTTTACACCACGGTCCAGTTGGAAATTTTTGCTTATCTTTGTAACAAAGGTCACCCATTTTTACAACAAGCCCAACCACTGTTGTTAGTTGTTGTGTCTCTAAGGTTTGCTCTGTTAAATACAAGCCTCCTTTAGTTTTCTTTTTAGGCTGATAAGGCCTTACTAAAAGTCTGTATCCTACTGGTTTTGGAAGTATTTTAAGATATTCTTCTGTTTCTTTTGTACCTTTAGGAACTAAAGGTTCTTCCTCATCATTCGCAGGTGGAACAACGAGTTTTTTATCAGGTTTGATCAATGTCATCTACATTATCCTCTCTATTTTGCAGGTCTTTTAAGTCCTGAAGCAGTGCCTCTAGTGCACTGAGCTTACCCTTAGCATAATGTAGTTGATCTAACTTGTCTATACCATAGCAGATATGATCTTTTGTTTTTAAAATTTCTTTTTTTATAAAGTGTCTTATAGATTGTACTGTATCAATATCAAGCATATACTCGCAAATGTGATTTAGGCCCAAGTTTTTTTCTATGTTTTTTGCCTACAGATTTATAACGCCTCTTTGTTTTTTTTGCAAACCTTATTTCTGCTTTGTGAAACTTTTTTACCATAACATACTACTGGTGATTTATACTCAAGCACTCGTCTTCTATTTGGAAATTTTTCACCACTACAATCTTTTATTTTAAATATCTCTGACAAGTTTGTATCCCCATCTGTTTTCAGATAAGTCCCAAACCCTTTTGGTAGCCGAAGGTATTTTAACAATAAGATTGTTAAATTTAATAAATTTTTTAGTTAATAACATATCACTCTCCTTAGTAGTGAGGGGACATAGTCCCCATCACTTTACTTTTCAGCACAGGCATAACTGTTAATCTCAAGACCAACAGAAATTTCTGTAATTATAGGTTTAGACCACATAATTATCTCCATTGTTAGAAGTGCTGGTTGTCATCGTGACCGCAGTCCACTGAGTATATTTTAATCTATTTTTTGAACTTAGCAATACTCTTTAGCCCGAATGACCCTGCAATCGAAGCCAAAATTCCCCAGCTTAACCAATCCGGACAATCGTTTTTTAAAAAGATAAAACCCTCTTTCATATAAGGTTGAAGTGCGGGTATGAAGGATGCAAAAATTATGGCAATGAACGCAAGGGTCCAAGCTTCGTCTTTCCACGAATCTGCTGCTGCATCTGCTTGTTTTTCATCCCAAGTCCCCTCTTTTTCAATTCTTGTTTTAGTTGCCTCTAATTTTGTTAGCTCAACTTTTGATTTAAGTTCAGCTTTTTTTTGACGGCCTTCTATCCAAGTTGATGCCAACTTAGCGACAGGACCAATAATTGCTTGAAACATTATATCTCCTTTTTATAAATAATTTTACTGTCACCTTCTTTAGCAACATTAAAATTATAAGTCTTTAGGAGCATATCCACAATACCCATACTAAGCAGTTTATAATCATCAATTATTATTATTGATTGATTTTCCATTCTAGGTATAAAAAACACAAGTTCGTCTACGATTGCAGCAGTTGTGTGAGGACCATCGAGATGTACGACTTTATACAAACCATAAATCATAAGATTATTTTGATAACAAAACTGATGTCCTTCGCCCATAGTTTTAAAATAATAATCATCAGTCATATTAAAAAAATTAAACTCTTTATAATTTTTATATAATTCCGTGACTGTCCGTTGCATCATTTCATCATCATATCCAGCATTAATTATATTGTCGGGTTTGTCATAATGCTGATAAGCTAGACTACCGTAAGGATCTACAGAAATATGTTTATAAAGTTTTGGTTTATATTCTCTTATGGCATCCATAATTATTTTTGAACCTAAACCCTCACGTAACCCGATTTCACAAGTAAGTGTGGCTCTGTCAATTGTTAATTTTTTTATTTGATCTACAATTAAATTATATTCTTCAGAGTCGCCTTTTATCATTTTATATAGGGTAAACAGTCTATTATTACTTCAATAGAATGTATCAGAATTTCTATAATAAGTAAAATTAAAATTAAGTTGAGTATAGTTTCTTTTGAGTCAATCTTAGAATAAACCTGTAAATTTTTTTCCCTTAACTTGTATTTCTGAAATGCCTTTAATGTCACTTCTTGCTCCTTCTTCTCTATATGGACATCCACCCATAGTAGATCCACCCTCTTTCTTTTTTTTAACAGAATAATACCTCGCACCTTTTTTTATTATTTTATTACCTAATTTCTCTTCTGCTTTCAGTGTTTCATCATACGATTTATGTTTTCTGCCTTTTAGAACCATTCCAGTTTTTGGATCTAAAGAACCATATTTAGGAAAATAACCTAATTGTTTAAAGCTTGGTTTAGGAGCATTTTTATAATCATAACCACTACCTTCTGGATCAAACCCTCCCTCTTTTAGTTTTACAGGAGGTACTTGAGGATTAGGACCACGTTTAGGTGGTGGGCCAAAAGGTTTGCCTAGTCTATTTTTCATTACCACCTTTTTGTATTTCGTTAGTTATTTTTGCTTCTTGTAAGTCTAACTTTTCGTCAGCTACTCTAATACGTTCTTTTGAAGCCTCCTCGGCATCTTCTCTCTTCATTTTATCAAGATCTAGTCTTTGGAAGAACTCATCACCCTTTCTTTCTTCACTTGCAGCAAATTCAGCGGCTCTTCTTTGCATATCCATAGCTCTTATATCTAACTCTCTATTTTTTAACATCACAACCGGATCAGGTTTTGTTGTGCCCTGCTCAGCCATAGCTAGTTCTTGTGTTAAGTCAGCAATAACACGAGCTATCATACTTTCTGTTTCGGCTAAATATGCTTTAGGATCAGCTTGCTCCAGTCTTTGTAAATCAAGTCTTTCTGTTTTAATATGTAATAAAACCTGAGCTCTGGCTTTGAATGAAATGTGTTCAGATATATGTGCTTGTAACAATGCATACACCATAGGATTAGCTTGAACCATTCTTGTTTGCAAAAAAGCGGCGTGAGCAGCAATATGAGCATCGTGATTCTGAAAATAGAAAGCTTTTGGTACTTCCATACGTAAAGCTCCCGCATTTTCAACACCCGGATCAATCGGTTGTGGTATTTTTTGCGGTAAAAGTAGATCATCAATCTTTTTTGTACCCAACGACTCGTAAACACGTCTGTAAGCTTCTCGAATATTGTGTAATTGTGGTGCACTTTGTGCAATTTGTAATTGTTGACTGGCTAGCGTGACCCGTTGAGCGAGAGAAAACGTATTTGGGTCAGCAACTGGTATAACATCAACCTCAGGTGAGAAATCTAGTGCTTTTATCATTCTGTCTGCGCCATAAACAGCATAAGGATACTGTGGAGGTAGATATTCTGCAAAAACATTGGACAACAATCTAAATTCTTGTCGCATAGAGTAGTAACAACGTTTATGAATAGCACTCATTACCCTAGAACCACGTTCCAAGAGAGCCAGAGTAGTGCCAACAGCACGATTTTGTTTATCCTCACCAATTTGCATATCAGCAATTGCTGCAAAACGTTGTCCTGCTTCCACAACAAACCCTAAAAGTTGCATTAAAACTGAACTTGGCTCTTTAAATGGTAGAATTTGAAACTGATCCTTAATGTTACCACCGGGTGCATCCACATCTCTGAACTCACCGGGTTGAAATGGCTGTTCATCGTCCCTTATTCGTATGCCTCTTGACTTAAAACCCGCAGGTAAATTAGCAAGAGTGCCCGCATCGAGCAGTTGACGTAGTGCTGCGGTGGCAGTTTTACTTAAACCACCTATCATATGTATCAAACCAAACCCATAAAACCCTAATCCGGGCAAAAATTTGTAGTGAACAAAGTATTCACGTCTCATAAATAGGGGATCGTTAGGTTGATAGTTTCTGTAAATGCTTAAAATCTCCTGAGAACCCTCATCAATGGTCACAATGTAGGGTATTTTTACTTTTTTTTCTGGATTTTCTAATGCAAACTCGTCAAGATCTATATCAACGTGCATCTCTAGTATATTATATTGATATTCTTTGTCACCAGATGGAGAAACACCCTCTATTGAGTCATATTTATCTTGAATTTGGTCATCATCTGCAGCTTGTGGGAAAATTTTTACATCTCTATAAAAACCTGATGTCATTTTTTTTAAAACATCGTTCTCACTCATTTTAATTAGATGTGTAATTCTCTCACAATCTTTTAAATCCGAAGCATAGTAAGGGACAATAAGATCCTCTGCAGGTATAAACTTACTTACAGCTCTATTCATCAAATCATCAAAGTAAACTTTTTTAAATGCTGAACCTGCAAGGGGTAAATAAAAAAGTAATTGGTCAAAATCAGGGGTATATTCCTCCATCGCTTCAGTAACCATATAATTCATAAAATCTTTTACTCTTTGTGCTTGTGCTTCTTTTTCAGGAGTAGAGTCACCAACCACCATAGTTTTTACAGGTCCATCACTAGGTAACAATTCTTTGTAAGCTTGAGCTTGAAATTGTGTAACCGCTTCAGATAATAAAGGGTGTGTAACTGAACTTGCACCTTTGAATGGCTGACCCTCATCCATATACTTAAAACCCAACAAATCAAGACCAGATGTGTAGGACTTTTCCCAATCACCTCTGGATTCTTTGTCTTTTTTATAATCGGATATAAGTTGTGATGATAACGATGTTAAAACTCTTTCATCTAAATCCTCAGCTAAGTTTGAAAAAAAATCTTTTTCTTCTTCAACCAACTCTTCAACATCTTCGTTTGCCGGTGTTACCTCAACGTTTACTTCTTGCTCGTCCTGTATTTCTTCTAATTCTTCAGCCATTAATAAATCCTTGTTTTTTTATTTCTTGCCAGTTTTGTTTTAACCGTGACATACGTTCCTTTTTTTGCACCCATCATTTGATTTTTTGCAAAACTAGCAAAGTCAATTTTACTTGGCAATGCTTCATAGGGCACAGGAATCATTTTACGATTTTGATAAGCCTTGTCAAAAGCTCTTTTCTTTTTTCTTATAAGATCTAATCCTTTGCCTTTTGTTTTTAATCTTTTTCTTTTTGGCGGATTAAAAAATGCATCCATACTTGATTCAATAGGATCAGCAGAACCACCTAAAATATCAAAATCTAATGAAAATCTTTTTGCAAAATTTTCTGATTCTTTTCTTTGTTTTTCTGTCGGCATTTGTGACATACGTTATCCTATCATTTAAAAAGGTCTACGACTAGACCTCCTATTTTTCTATAGATTTTAAACGGTTGTGTTTTCATTTCATTTGAAATGTATAATCCAAAAGCCTCATAATAGTTTTTAGGATCATCTGCTTTTATCTCTTTTACGAGACCTTCGCCAATATAATTAGCATAAGATTGTGCTTCATCTCTTGTTCTAAATGCACCTAGGTGTAAAGCTGTGTTTTCTCTTCCTACTGTAGTTACAACTTTAAATGGTTTTTTTGGATCGCTTTTAGATACCATAATTTTTTCAACTCTTGAGTTGTATTGTTTAGCTAATCTTTCCATCGCCTCAACAACACGTCCTTTTGGTGGGCGTGCTTTTTTTAAACTAGCTAAAAGTTTGACTTGTGTAGGGTCTAACGTTGCACCCCTCTCTACCTTTCGTTCAAGCTCTCTTATTACTTCCTGAGTATCCACATCCTTACCTTCAGTCATACCATAAAACTTTTGGTTTCCTGCCTTTTTACCCTGTAATATGTCGTGTTGAATATTTGATGGATTAACGGCAATA